TTCGCGTCGAACACTCTTCAGAAGTTGTGACAGCGAGTTTCAATGTTGAGACTCGACTCTTACTTCTTCCTATCTGGAAGGATGATTCATATACCCCTGATATATATGACCTTTTTGTTGGTCATGAAGTTGCTCACGCACTATACACTCCAAGTGATCTAGAAGTTCTAGAAGACGCTATGAAGCGATCCAACCATGCGTTTCTTAACGTAGTGGAAGATGCTCGAATTGAGAAGTTAATGAAGCGAAAGTTTCAAGGTCTTCAGGCTCCTTTCAAGAATGCGTATCAAGATCTTTATGAGAGAGACTTTTTCAGTCTTAAGGGTCAACCTATTCAATCTCGTAATTTCATTGACCGCATCAATCTCTTCTTTAAGTTGCGATATGCGTTAAACCTATATGCACCATCCATCTTCAATTCAGAAGAAATGCCCTTCATTCGTATAATTGATGACGCAGAAACTTACGAGGAAGTTGCGGATATCTGCGAAGATCTTTATAAGTATCTGAAAGAGAAGCAAGAGGAGCAACCTCAACAACAAATGTCTCCCTCGGAGTCTGGAGGCGACAGCGAACCTCAAGATGGCGAGACTCAGGAAATGCCTTCTGATGAAGATGCGACCGAGTTTGATGATACTTCTGCAACCGGAGAGGGAGAAGAAGAATCTGATGAAAACGCAGAAGAATCTTCATCAGAATCTAACGGCGAAGAGACCAATCAGAAAGAACAAAAGTCTACAACATCTTCTGATGTCAAATCGAATCCGCAAGATGGCCAACATACCAGCATTCATACTGACGAATTCACTTCAGAGACCAGTCAATCTTTAGAAGACAACCTCAAAGATATGGTCAATGAGAATGCCCATGAAAGTGTGTATATCAATCTTCATCATAACTATGAGCTCGCAGATTATGTTCATGACTATACAGAAGTTCAGTCAGACTTCGAACATCAAATCTCTGCGTTGGATGTAGTTCATCGTCAACAATTTAGTCACGCCGATGCGCCAGATTTAAAATTTCCTTCTCTCAAAGAACTGATCTCAGAAAACTCAAAGACTATTTCTTATCTCGTAAAAGAATTCGAAATGAAGAAGGCTGCTCGCGCTCAGGCACTGAGTTCAGAAGCCAAGACTGGTGCGATCAACACTTCCAAGTTATGGAGTTATCAGGTCAGTGAGGATATTTTCCTTCGCAAGACCAACACTCCGGATGGCAAGAATCACGGCATGGTTATGGTAGTAGACTGGAGCGGATCTATGGGATCTACTGTTCTTAACACTGTCAAGCAGACTATCGTTCTCGCAACATTCTGTAAGAGAGTTGGAATTCCTTTTGAGGTCTACAACTTTACCAGTGTTAATAGAAAAGAACCATCTAATGGGTTTCCGGAACTTTCTAAGTTTTCTACCAGTGATATTGTTCTTAACAACATCGCACTGCGAAATACTTTATCTAGTAGAATGAGCGGCAAAGTCTTTAATCAGTCTTGCCAGAACTATTTGAATATCGCCGCTGCTGTGGCAAACCAGATAGGATCATATTATATTCCTTACCGACTGCGGGATCACGCATTATCCAAAGATCAGTTCGGTGCAACTCCTACCAATCAGGCGCTGGTTCTCCTAGACAGAGTAATCCCGAAGTTTCGTAAAGAGAATTCTTTAGAAAAAGTTAACTTGGTTCTCTTGACTGACGGCGAACCAACTGATCATTTATCCTACAAGTATGACGACGGCGAATATCCGTGTGCGCGATCCACTAGGTATGCTTCAAACATTTATGTGCGAGATACCTCTACTAATGAAACTTATCGCATGACTTCAGAGTCCGACTACAGCGGAATTGACGGTTTTGAATCGTCCAAGTTTCTTATCAAGATCTTGCGAGAGAAGCATGGAATCAATTCTATTGGTTTCTATCTCTTAGGTTCTTATGGTAGAAATGAGATCAAACGAGTCATTCAAAGATTCGTTAACTATAATCTACAACCATACATGGAAGAGTATCGTAACTTGCGAAAAGAATTCAATAAGAATAACTTCTTCGTTGCGACTAACTCAGGACATAATGAGTACTATATTATCAATGCGAAGGTAGATCCTAAGACTGATGAGTTGGATGTAAATTCATCTATGTCAAAGGCTGCAATCGCAAAAAGTTTCATGAGTCACAATCGATCTAAGGTTGTAAACCGACAATTATTAAATAAATTTGTCGATTTAGTAAAATAAGCCTTGACAAACAGCTAATAATATATTAGCATATAAACTGGATTTTTTAACTGAGAGAGAAAATATGCCTCGTACTTCTAACCTAGAAACCCGACAAACTCTTCTGGAAATGCTTCAAAAAGAAGCAGTTGATGGTGTTGTCACTACAGGTCAAATCAAGGCTGCTGCTAAGAAGATCGGTTCTTCTAGCACAAAATGGTTGCGTTCAATGGAACTAAAAGTTTCGTACGGAAAGTATCAGCTTCCGGAAAGTGTTGCTGGAACTCCGCCAACTAAAACTACATCTAAGGTTGTCGAGGAAACTTCTATCGATATCTCATTGGAACAAAATCTGGTTCCGGCAAAAGATCCTAACTTTGTCAAGTTTGGATTCTACAATGACCTTAAGACCATTATAGGTTCTAAAATGTTCTATCCGGTTTTCATCACTGGTCTTTCTGGAAACGGTAAGACTCATGGTGCTCAACAAGTTTGTGCGGCTCTCAAGCGAGAGTGCATCACTATTCCGATAACTGTTGAAACTGATGAGTCGGATCTTCTGGGAGATAAGACTCTAGTGGATGGAAACATCCGATTTGTTCCCGGCCCTGTAGTCCGGGCAATGGAAACTGGTGCGGTTCTTATCTTGGATGAGATTGACCTTGCATCAAATAAGATTATGTGTCTTCAGTCTATCATTGACGGCAAGGGAGTCTTTCTCAAGAAGGACAACCGATTTGTAATTCCTAAGAATGGATTCACTGTCATTGCGACTGCGAACACTAAAGGTAAAGGATCCGATGATGGCCGATTCATTGGAACTAATGTTCTAAACGAAGCATTCCTAGAACGATTCAAGGTTACTTTTGAACAAGAGTATCCTACTCAGGTTACTGAGAAAAAGATCCTCAACAACTACCTAGAATCCTTCGGCGTGAAGGATGCGGAGTTCGCGGAAGACTTGACCGTATGGGCTTCTGCGATTCGAAAGACCTTCATGGAAGGCGGTTGTGATGAGTTGATCTCTACTCGCCGACTGGTTCACATTATTGAGACTTTCTCAATCTTCAAGAACAAAATGAAGTCTATTGAATTGTGCGTCAGTCGTTTTGATGAAGATACTAAGGCATCATTCATCGATCTCTTTGAGAAGATCAGTGACCCGAATGAAGAGTTCCAAGACTCTTCCTGCGAGGGTCAGATTCCAGAAGGATCCGACTATGCCTCTGACAATGACACTGCGTTTTAAGGAGCAAGAATGTCGGCAGAATTAAATCAACTAATCCAACAACAGTTGGGAGAAATTAGCAATTGTCCAGTTGAGTATAAGTTCAACGAAGATCAGTTGTTGAAAGAACTTAAAATATACATTGACAAAACCTACTCAATGCATTATTCTAAGAACCAGTTTCAATCGACAGAGTTCATTATTGACTCTGGCCTTGGAACAGGATTTTTGATTGGGAATATAATGAAGTATGCCCAAAGATATGGAAGAAAGGGATCACCAGAAGAGTGGCGAAAAGATCTGATGAAGATCATGCACTACTCCCTGTTGGCCTTATACAATCATGATAATGACGGAGATTTAAATGATGATTAGTGAAGAAACTCAAAATATACTACGGAACTTTTCGAGCATCAACCATTCAATTTTATTGACTGGTAATAATCGAATCGCAACAATGTCAGTGATGCGAAATATTCTCGCAACTGCTGATATCGAAGAAGAGTTCCCAGAAGAATTTGGCATATATGATTTGCCTCGGTTCTTGGGAAATTTGACAGTATATCCTGAGTTAAATTTTGGAGAAAACTCAGTGATTATGGCAGATGGGTCTAAGACCTACAAGTTCATGGCTGCAGAACCAAGTGCAATTATCCATCCTAAGACTATGTTTGCGATGGAAGGCTCGGATAATAATCCTGAGAACGTGAAGGCAACTCCTGAGTATGATATAAATGTCACTCTGCCTAGTTCTACTCTTTCAACAATTCAGAAAGTTGCTTCGATTAATTCTTTGCCCGACTATGGACTGATCACTGAAGATGGTGAGATATTCTTCACTGCACTGGATAAGAAGTCGGACTCCACTGATATTGCGAAAGAGCCTGTGGGTAGTAGCAATGTGAATTTCAAGATGTACTTCAAGGCAGAGAACCTTAAGTTGCTTGAAGGTGATTACAGTGTGAGTGTATCTCGCAATGCGATATCTACTTTCCGACACCAGACTAGACCAATCCAGTATTGGATTACTCTGGAATCAGATTCTCAGTATGATATTTAAGGCGACTTCTATTGAAAGATTTATTATTATGGGTGGAGAAATATCGTCCACAAACAATTGATGACTGCATTCTCCCCGAAGAGTTGAAAGATACTTTTCGGGAGTTTGTGGCCAACAAAGAAATTCCAAACCTACTTCTTAGTGGTGCGCCAGGCGTCGGTAAAACGACTGTAGCAAAGATATTATGCAAAGAGGTAGGTTTGGATCACCTTATGATAAACGGGTCTGAGGATGGAAATATAGACACTCTCAGAACCAAAATAAGGCACTATGCGTCTACAGTGTCATTCTCTGGTGAAGGTAAGTGTGTGATTCTGGATGAGGCAGATTATCTCAATCCACAATCTACACAACCAGCCCTGCGTGGGTTCATTGAAGAGTTTGCGGGTAACTGTAGATTTATTCTTACTTGTAACTTCCGCAACCGAATTATCGATCCATTACATAGTCGGTGTTCGGTAGTGGAGTTCAAGATTCCTAAATCAGAGAAACCGAAACTCTCTGCTGGATTCTATGAAAGAATCAAAAACATTCTTGCAGAAGAAGGCATTGAATATAAACAGAAATCTCTTCTGGAACTTATCAACAAGTACTATCCGGATTGGCGTAGAGTTCTAAATGAACTTCAACGATATTCCGTTGGTGGCGAGATAGATGAAGGGATTCTAGTAAACGTCAGCGAGTCTAGTCTTAAGAAATTAAGTTCTACTCTTAAGGATAGAAAGTTCACCGATATGCGAAAGTGGGTTGTCGATAATCTCGACAACGATCCTTCAACAATCTTCCGGACAGTTTATGATGGATTGTATTCTTATATGGAACCACAATCTATCCCACAAGCTGTGGTTACGATTGCTGATTACCAGCACAAGTCTGCTTTCGTTGCGGATCAAGAAATCAACATGGTTGCGTGTTTGACTGAACTGATGGTTGAGTGTGATTGGAAATAATATGTATGATCTATTTAAAGATTATGTCCCAGCTCTGTCCCACACCAAGGAGAACTTATTAGACAGCGAAGATGAGCTGTGGGAGAAATCTTATCAACCGTATTTGATAAATAAAACATTCTCATACTATATGGACACTATTATGTATGCGAATGAAATGAACCGTTATGCCGTGACAGACAACAAACTTCAATTTGATTATTTACTAAATAGTATTAGACCAAGGAAGAGATTCTCTCCTTGGGCAAAGAAAGAAATCAATTCTGATATTGATTTAATCAAAGAATATTATGGGTACAGCAATCGAAAAGCTGAAGAAGCGATGTCCATTTTATCTAGTTCTCAACTAGAATATATCAGAAGCAAACTGTATAAAGGCGGATAATATGGATTTTCTTAATATAGAAGACTTAGTAGAGGTGACTCTAAACGATGCTGAAGATTTTCTCAAAATACGAGAAACTCTTACGCGCATTGGAGTGTCTTCTAAAAAAGAAAAGAAACTTTATCAGTCTTGTCATATCCTCCACAAACGCGGCAAATACTACATTGTCCATTTCAAAGAACTATTTAAATTAGATGGGAAGCCATCAGACTTTTCTGATAACGATAGAGCAAGAAGAAATGCTATTGTCAACTTATTAGAAGAATGGAAATTGGTCAATGTTCCAGAAAAAGATACGATGGATCCTGCCCCATTATCCCAGATAAAAATCATTTCGCATAGAGATAAATCTGAATGGGAACTGGTGCCCAAGTATAATATCGGCAGAAAGACTAAACCAGTTGACAAGTAAGAAATAAACCTGTATAGTATTATAAATATAAGTGAGGATTGCGTAAAGAGTCCTCACTCAGTCTTGCGACAATGGTCGGAGACGATACTTAACTCGCTTATATAAGGAGATAACAATGGTTACAATGAGAACCCTAGCTGAGTTCGATCCCTTTTTGAAAAGAACTATTGGATTTGATAGTTTGTTTAGAACATTAGATTCTATGACGGAAGGAACTCAGGACAACTATCCGCCCTATAATATCGTCAAGCACGATAATTTATATCGAATAGAAATTTCGGTATCAGGCTTTTCAGAAGAAGATCTTTCTGTGGTACATGAAAATTATGTACTCACTGTATCTGGTTCAAAGACAACACAAGAACCGGAACAAGAATATCTTCACAAAGGAATTGCATCTAGAGACTTCGTTAAGAAGTTTACTCTATCTAAAGATTTAGTTGTTGTGGATGCCACAATCACTGATGGTCTTTTGGTAGTATCTCTAGAATTGGTTGTTCCAGAAGAGAAAAAACCAAGAGTTATTGACATAACAAGTTCCCCCAAATTATTGGTGGACTAAATAATTATAGGGGGGTGCTTTGTATCCCCCTTATAATTTACCGGAGACTACAATGGAAACGCATGAACAACTTATCGTTTTATTAGAACAATATAAATTTGAGAATGAGAAGTTTGCGAGAGGAAATAAATCTGCTGGCGTTCGCGCCCGAAAAGTGCTGATGGAAATCATCAAGGCTTCTAAAACTCGCCGCGCAGAAATTCAAGAAGAAAAGGAATGGATAGTCAAGAAGTAAAGTATGATGTTCATCTAAGAAAAGATGAAGAAACTGGAGAACCGATTCTATATAGAACTAAAAATAGATCGAATTCATTTGGTGATGTGAAAATGACTCCAGCACTTCCCAATCAAAGAATTATAGAACTGATTTGTAACAACACAAAACTGATGCAAGAACAGCCTCAGGTCGTACAAAGAGTTCTAAACATGGAGTGGCGGTACATCGAAAGAAGAATCGTCCGATGGTTAGGAGATACTCCAGAAGCCACAGAGCTGAAAGAGTTATTGAGAAACCACATTAAAAGTGAAAAGAAATGGTATCGTGAAAAAGGAAAAGATTATGAAATACAACTACGCTGATAGTCCTTTTGTAAGGGCATTAATCCGCAAATATGAATACGAAAAAGATGAGGCAATTGCCACTCTTAATGTATACTTTGTAAACCCCGCTGGAATTTCTGAACATAGTGATTTTGTTGAAGAAATGGATAAGTGGGTATCAAAGTTGGCAGCTGCCGATGAGAACCTTAAGGTGTTGGTATCAACATTTGTTAATGTTCCTCAACCAGCAGCGCCTGGCGCACCCGAAGCAACCGAAGAGTCCTAATGTCAATAAATGATATAAAAGTCATTCGTCTGATTTCAGGCGAAGAGTTAATGGGAGAAATAACTGAGGACGGTGAGGATACATACAGAATTAAGAATGTATGTCAAATCGCAAGTTCTTATGCAGACCCAACATCTGCTACTGCAAGAATTGGTATTGCACCATTTCTTCCATATACTAAAGTCAAGGACGGACTCACTCTTAACAAATCTTATGTAGGATTTGTGATCGAGCCGGTTAATGAACTACTGAGTGAATACAACAAAGTTTTTGG